CAAAATAACAAAAACCTTCACGGTCAGATAGAGCTGGTCTAATTATCTCAGGAAATACCCTCTCAGGCATATCCGCTACCTCGTCCATAAAACATCCATCAAGGTAAATTCCACGAAGGGCATCAGGATTTTCTGCTCCCAGCAAGCTTATACGTCCACCATTAGGTAGATCACACCGCAATTCTGTTTCATGAAACTTAATACTAGGTATCCCACCAGCAAACTGTTTCAAATAATCCCATGCAACTGCTTTAGCTTGCCTATAAGTAGGTGCCAAGTAAGCATATCTAGGTGCTTTCTTTTCACATAATACAGCTGCTCTTAATAAATGATTGATAGCCATTACCGTTTTACCCATCCTTCGATGGCATACAATAACGCCCCATCTATACTTCTCCAGGTTTTCATGCAACTTAGCCTGAAGTGTTCTAGGTTTATAAGGTATTACAATCTGCATGCGTGTTAGACACTCTCTAATCTGTATTTATGTATATAGAAACTGTGCCTGGTCTTTGGGTATATAGGGGTTTGCTGTACAGAATTTGCACCTTTTTTTGTGTACATATTGTGTACAGTAGGTCAGCCTTCTATAAATAATTGACTACCACCTTACGATTCCTTTTTCCAGGGCATCGACCTACAAAGTCGTTCAGCTGGGTATCGATCCTCGTGCGTGTAGCTAGGACAACAGAGGATGTGTTATATATATCAATTACTCTTTTATCCTTGCTCTTTTCATAACTGATCCATGACCAACTTTACTTCTTTTCTTAGCATAAACATTTGCTTTTTCTAAACTATCAAAGGTACTCAACGCTTTTACTTTGCCTTGATCATATAGTCTAGCAACACTATCTTCTGACAATGGTTTGTCTTTACCTTCAAATACTGAAGGAGCTACAATCCATTTACCTTTTCTATCTTTAAAAGTTACTGTTAATTCGTGGCTCATCCTACTTTAACTTCACCATTATCCCAGCTTAAAGTTATACTGTTATCAACGGCAACGCTTGGTTCATCCTTCTTATCTCGAAGACCATAAGGCTGTATCCTGGCAAGTGTCCACTTCAACGTATCAATCTCTAAACGTCTTCTTTGTACTTCAGCATTCAACAATCTATTATCTACACTTTCAGGTAAAGGCTGCACAGCTAGATCATTAATATAATCTGAATAATACTCAGCTTGCAGTACTCTACCTTTACGATAGATTTCCCACAGCTCATCGTCATCCTGAACAGCTCTAGTAATAGATCTGTAGCTTGGCATACCTTTTGTTTTACAAATAGTAACCAGGCTTTCACCACAAGCTAAACGATTAGCTATGTTTGTCATCACTACTTTGTTGACTATCTTTGCCATATAACTCTTCACCAATAGATACGTTGCACATTATACAAACAAACTCAAACAATCTTCCATGGCTATCCATGTGCCATTTACCAACTAAAGCTGTTTTGCATCGCTCACAAAGTAATAATGTCTGATTGTCTTTATCTGTCATGACACAACATATAGTGCCATTTTAATATAAAGGTACCAAATTTCATGTCATTCGTCATCTTTTATTAATCTTATAATACAACTTTATCAATGCATCCTGGTATCTTCTTCTAACTATTCTATGATCATTCAACCGCAATATCCTGGCAATCTTAGTCCATTGTATCCCTCTATCTCGATAAGCAGCTGAGTGTGCAACTGCCCAAACTAACTTTCTATCAGGCACATCCATCAATGCCAGGTAGTCTGCAATCTGATCATACTTCGTAATCTGTGCAGCTGTAGCTGATACTCTCATTTCACTTTTACCATCCCAACCATAGCTGCCCCATTCATTAACATAATCTACCCAAAAAGACATTTTCTGCTTTCTAATAGCTGGTGGTAGCTTTCGATCAGTTTCAGCTGCTTCGAGGAACTGGTCGTGCAGTTGTTCTATGTTTGTCATACTTCTTTTCCATCTCTATAATAAAATCTAACTTTTCATAATAGGACGCTGATTGTAGTCCAATGATAATATCTTTATAATTTTCAGTAGAAAAATTGGGTCGCATCATTCTGAGAATACGATCTAAACGAAACTGCATCTCATCGACTTTGGCTCTTTCTTTAGCCATTCGATAATTCATATTAAAATTTTTAGCTGTCTTTTTTACCAGGCGGTCGACAGTAAACTTTACTGTAGACTTTGCTTTTTCTTTATTATTTTTATTTTGGAGGACATTGTCATCTATACATTGTTGTAAAGTATGCAGTAAACTTTGCTGTATAGACTGTCTGCTTACGATTTTATCTTTTGAATTTTTTTCGTCAATCATTTTTTTCTTCCAATGCACCAGCTATATATTTGTAATTCCCACCGTCTACTGCGTGATCTCTTTTATATCCTCCTACATCCCACCTGGAGAACTTTAACTCAGCTAAAATTTTTGCAGCTTCAGCTGGTGTAACATCCTCTTTTAGCTTTTTCGATAACGTCAATGTGATTCGTATTGCAAAATTTGTAAATACTTCTTCATAATTTCCATATTCTTTTCCACGCTGCTTTAGTATCGCTACAGCTTCTTTTGCTATTTGTTGTGGACTACTCAAGACCTAGCTCCTTCAAAGTAAAATTATCTTCATCGTCAAACTCATCGAAATGATCATACTTAGGCTTTGGCGTTTTTTTACGCCGTACAGACCTGGTTTTTAATTTAGGTACCTTTATGTCATCCACCATCTGATTGGGTGCTCTACGCAGCTTATTTAGATCCAAAAATTCTTGTAACCGTGTTTCAATCGTAAAAAAAGAATGTTTGCAGCTGATACATACCCTTCTGCGTTTCACCTGGTTGTTTTCATAGGCTCGACTATCTTTGACCTGGGTAGGTTTTTTGCAAACAGTACAGTTCATCCAAATAAATCCAACTGTGTTTTTACAAATGCATTGTGATCTTTTTTATTATAATTAACTACAGTTCCAAAGTTTAGTTTCCACAGTTCATCCATTAGATTGTCAAACTCCCTGGGGTTTTTCTTTTGTAATTTTATATACAAATCTAACAGTTCGTAATGACCATCGCTTTTTAATCTTTTAAACCAGGCTTTCCACCAATCTTGATCAACTTTCATAATCCTAATTGCATTGCCATGCCCTCTATGACTAAACTTTTTGTTGTTTGTCTTGTTTCAATTATGTTTGTTAGAAATAATTTTAACTTTGCAAAGTTATCTATAACAGCAACAGCTGCACCAGTTGCACGCAGCTGTTCATGTACTTTCTTTTGTACTGGTGTAGCCTTACCGCCTGGTCTTTTCAGCTCAAGAAATATGGCACATGGCACACCACTAAAAAAATACTTGGTTGGTACAAATAGACATAAATCAGGAAAGCCTGACTTCATACCCATGCTTTTCATTTTAACATGGTAGTTAACGTGCTTTCGTCCTTCATTAGGTGAATGATGATAAAAGCAATCTTTTGGTAATGACGCATCTAACCAATCAACAACAAGTTTTTGAAACTGATATTCAGAAACTCTTTTTACCATTTTTGTGCAGTATAAAAATCATTAGGCGTTACCGCTCCGTCAGTAGCTGTCATAATTGCAACCATAAATTTTGAATTTGGAATCATATGATCTTTGTGCTCTTTTGGTAAACAATAACGCCTGGCAACTGTAGCGTGAGCAACACCAATTAACTTTGCCAACTTGCTGTAACTCATATTATTTTTATCTTTGTATTCTTTTAATGTCATGGTCATTAGTATATATATTTGACATTCACGGTCAATACGGTTAATAATATTTTTTATAGTGTAACAGTAACTGACATATGTAATTTAAGGATTCATGATATGATAAAACTCAAAATGAGTAAGAATAATCTTAAAAAATTAATTAAAGCAGCTGGTTTATCTCATGCTGAAGTTGCAGATGCCAAAGGCATTGCACCTGAAAGCTTATCCAGGCACGCTTCAGGTCGTTCTCAATTTAGTATTGAAGATGCAATTGACTATGCAAAAATCCTAGGCGTAGATCCATCAGCTATATTATTTCAAGATACAGACATACCAGTTTTTGGTAAAATTTATGAGGGTGTAGACGTTAAGATGGTTGATGCATCTGATGCAAAAGAAGTTATTGAAACGTCAATGCGTTTTCCACCCTACTGTGGTGCATTTATTAATGTTAGAAAAGAAAGAAACACTTTTTTAGATGGATCAATAGTTATTGCTGATTGTAGACCAATACAAAGTAAATCTATACCACAATCTGCTAATGGTCGATGTTGCATTGTTAAAACGAATAATGGTGATTTATGGCAACAAACTGTTTTTCCACAACCTGATAATAAATTTACACTAGCCACTATGAGCGGTCATGTAC